CGAATATTCTGGTTTTGATCCTATCGGTGACTGGGAAGATTAAGGAAGGTGCTCAGGTTGGCTCCTGGAGCGGTTTGCTAAACCGTAGTGACCTGTAAAGGTTAAAGGTTCGATGCCTTCACTTTCCGCCATCAACAGTATTTTTCGCATTATCTAAAAAGTCTTTGATAGCATTAATATTAGTGTAACATTGTTTGTTATTTCGATATAATTCTTTGACCAAATTCGCAACTTGAATATCGGTGAGGGTTTTTGTATTGGGAAACGTAGACACCAGCGAGCATTCAAACATCGAGGAATCGGGCATAACAATAATATGTTTTGTATTTGTTACAATTTCCGGTGTAGGATCAGAACAAGCAGCCAGAGCAATCAATCCAATTAATGGCAAATATTTCATTTTAAGTTTCCTTGCTGGATCATATCGATAGTGTTTTTAATAACGTCTGAACTCGGTCTGTCACTTTTTCTTGCTGCATCCGAATTCAAATAACCATCTATTGATTTGATTTTTAATGTCAATTGAGTATTTTGCTGAATAAGAATCGCGGCAGCTTCTTGTTGTTGCTGTGCGATTTCTTGTTGCTTTCTCGCAAATTCTTTTTGGTCGCTGAGGTTTTGTTCTATTTGTTTTTGATTGAATTCCAGTAAAGCTTCGTGCTCCACATTCTTCTTCCACTGATAATATGTTGTCCCCACCGTTCCCAATAAGAATACGCCTATAAATATATATAATCCTAGTTTGCTAAACATTTTAAAACTCCTGGGGGTTATATGTATTATCTCATCACCGAAGAAGCTGTTCGTGAATCAGCAGAACAAATGTCTGAATATGATGAAAGTAATTCCTTTGCTTATTTATTAAGAATTGCGTCTGAATATAGAGAAGCCGGGATGACACCAATATATATTTTGGATTCAGAAAGAAACGATCTTTATCTATCAACTCAAGAAAAGCTCGATAAAAAACTTCATTAAATATTTCGCTAGACACTTGAATTTTTCGCGTTAGATACTAAATATCTACAGCGTTGCCTAATGGGACGCTAATATACACAACAAACCTTGCTAAATTAGGAGGTCATCATGACACAAGACTTTTGGAAAACTTTTAGCCTAAACACGTCTAACATTGATCGTTATTTCGTAGGCGCAGATTCTATGGCAAAGAGACTGTCAGAACTCGCCAATACGGTTAACATTTCGTCTTTCCCCCCATATAATATCAAAAAAGTTGAAGATAACAAATACGTTATTGAAATGGCGGTTGCGGGCTTTGCTGATACCGATATCGAACTAACTCTTGAAGAAAACAAGTTGTTAATCAAGAGCAAGGTATCACAACCAGAACAAGAACCAACATCTGATACATATCTGTTCAAGGGTATTGCAGATCGTGCGTTCAGTCGTTATTTCACTTTGGCTGATAACGTCGAAATTCAAAACGCACAGCTAATGAATGGAATGCTAAAGGTATGGCTAGAACATGTCATTCCGGAATCCAAGAAGCCACGTAAAATCGAAATTGAAACGGTTCCTACTAAAAAGGGATCAAAGTAATGCGTTATCTTATTTCTAAGACAATTGGTTATGTTTCTGCTTGGTTTGAGTATTATGACATTCATAATTCATTACAAAAAATGAACAATCGTGAGTTGCGTGATATGGGAATATCTCGTTCCGATATTGATCGTATCGCAAAAAACACTTATACTGACAGAATCACAAATGTATAACTAAATAAAAGGGACAGTAAAATGTCCCTTTTTTATGGAGAAAAAATATGGTTACTCTTGAACAATTAGAGAAACTTTTCGAAACAACGCACAAGACAACTCTCGAAAAGTATATCGACGCTCTAAACGAAACTTTAGAAAAATATGAAATTACAACACCAGAACGTATCGCAATGTTTATGGCTCAAGTTGGTCATGAATCTGGTGGCCTTACCATTACAGAAGAAAGTCTTAACTATCGTCCTGAAAGACTTCAAGTTATTTTCCCGAAGTATTTTCATAACGTAGATGTTAATGAATACGCACACAGACCAGAAAAAATTGCCAACCGTGTTTATAGCAATCGTATGGGCAACGGTGATGAAGCTTCAGGTGATGGATACAAGTTCCGGGGTCGTGGTTTCATTCAAATTACCGGGCGTGATAATTATACCGGATTTGCTAGAGATAATGGCATGACTGTTGATGAAGCCGTAGAATATATGGAAACACCTCAAGGTGCATGTATGTCTGCTGGCTGGTTCTGGAATAAGCATGGCCTAAATGGTTTTGCTGATCGTAACGATTGCCGGGGCGCTACCGTTCGTATTAATGGCGGAACAATCGGTCTAGAAGAACGTGAAGAAATCTATAAGGAAGCATTAGAACTTTTCTCTTGACTCCTACTAGGTTCTATACTAAAATGAACCCTGAATAAGATTGTAGGAGATTATATCATGAAGTTTTATACTAATGTGTTTGCTAGGGGCAGTAAAGTCTATGTCCGTGGTTATGAAAATAATAGAGCATTTTCTGAAGTAGTCTCCTATAGTCCATATCTTTTCGTTGACGCACAAAAAGACGCGAAGACTAGCTATCGCACACTTGACGGTAAACCTGTTGAGAAGCGGCAATTCGAAAGCATTAAGGAAGCACGAGATTTCGTTAAAAGATATGGTGACGTATCCAATATGAAAATCTACGGGCTGACTAATTTCCCCTACATGTATATCTATGACAACTATCATGGTGAAATGAACTATGATGTATCGTGGATTAATATCATTAGTTTGGATATCGAAACCGATTCATCTGACGGTTATGGGGATATCGAAAAGGCTGATAAGGAAGTAACCGCTATCACGATCAGTAGACGTGGTGAAAAAGTGGTATTTGGTCTCAAGCCATATAAATCAAAATCGAAAAAGGTAACGTTTCTCCATTGCAAGGACGAATATGATCTACTTACCAAGTTTCTGCATGTTTGGCAGTCGGGCCGTTTTTCCCCTGATGTTGTGACTGGCTGGAACATCGAGTTCTATGATATCCCATATCTGGTCAATCGTATTCGTAATATCCTTGGTGAAAAGGAAGCCAAGAAACTTTCACCTTGGGGTTTCCTGGAAGAACGCATAATCGAACTTTTTGGTAAGGAAACGACCGTCTATGTTCCTGCTGGTATTAACGTGCTGGATTACTATGCTCTCTATAGAAAGTTTTCTTTTGGTAATGAAGAAAGCTACAAACTAGATCATATTGCGGAAAAGGTTCTTGGCGAGAAAAAACTTGGTTTGCCAGGATATAACGACATGTCAATATTCTTATGCGGCGCAGATAATGTTAAAATTCCACAAAAAAGAAAAGAAGATTTGTTTGATTTCGAAAAAATGATATTGTTTAAGAAAAAAATTATTGATGAAAAAAGGAAACGGATGAAGAAATAAATTTACATTTTTCTCCGTGCCATCTTTTATAATTGGTGGGATCAAACAACTTGTTACAGTGTTGACAATATTTATTTTTTAAAACATGTCCTCTATTAAGAGGAATTTCATATGAAAATATCTTTTTTTCTTGTAAATAAACTCCCCAATTTTTAGAATGTCTTATTTATAACAATGAGGATTTTACATGATTAACGATTCTGTTGACCTAACATCATTATCCGATGAAGAATTGGATTTGTTGTTGAATGAAGTTTCTTATCAGGCAGATAAAATGTGTTATGATATCGGAATTGATTACAACATTCATGACGTTACGCTAATCGATATGCTTGAAGAAAAGTTGAAGTTTATTGAGCAGGTTATTGCATTTGCCTACGATGCGAAGGTGAATTATGCTGATACCTTTACTACCGTCAAACCCTGGGATATCATCATTCATAATTATCTGATGGATCGTGGTATTGTTGTTTCGCAAACTACGAAGAACCACTATAACGGTGATCTGGTTGGTGGATACGTTAAGGAACCAAAACTTGGTCTTAGTAGGTGGGTGGTTTCGTTTGATTTGAACAGCCTATATCCTCATTTGATTATGCAATATAATATCTCACCCGAAACCTATGTTGGTAGGATTGATGACGGCTGGCCTAAAATTGATGAGTTGCTAAAGGGCGATTTAGGCAATCTTCAACCAGAATACGCTTATGCCGCAAATGGAACGATATATCGTAAAGACAAGCAAGGTTTCCTGCCTGCTCTTATGGAAAAGATGTATAACGACCGCGTAGAATATAAGAAGAAGATGATTGAGGCCAAGAAAAAACTTCAAAAGATTGATGATGAACTAAACAAAAGAGGTATTTCTAAAAGCTAAAAAAATATGGAATTTTGTTTATAGATGAAAATATCAAACCTTTGTTATTTGGAGAATAAGTTTTGTTAGACGATTACAGCAAATTAAGTGACAGCGAATTGATTGAACTCAAGAAAAAGGTAGAAAGGGATGTTTCAAAGTATCATAATTTGCAACTAGCCAAAAAGGTGCAACTTTAACTCAGCATATGGTGCTCTTGGTAATGAATGGTTCAGGTGGTTTGACTTTAACCTTGCCGAAGCTATCACAATGTCAGGTCAGCTTTCAATTCGTTGGATCGAAAAGCGAATGAATGAATACCTGAATAAGTTGCTTAAGACAAACAATATTGATTATGTGATTGCTTCTGATACAGATTCGATCTATGTTAACATGGAAGGTCTGGT